AGTAATAGTTTTACTAATCCTAAATTATGGGATAGAGCAAAGAAATTATCTGAAAATAAATTTGATTTTTATTCACATGCAGCTCATGATTGGGCTTGTAAGTGGTACAAGAAAAAAGGTGGAGATTGGGACAATATAAGTGAAGCAGGTGTTATGATGTCTCCTCAAGAACTAGAAATATCTAAGAAGATGGCTAGATTGAATGTAAGACTAGCAAAGAAAAGAAAAGAAACTTTAAACAAGACAGATGCACAGGATACAGATACAACAAAAACTGATGCTAAAGAAAGTTTTGAAATAGATGAAGCAGCAAGAATACCAACCCAATATGGAAATGTATATGATCTAATCTTCAACTGGAGAGGAAAGATGTATGCTATAAAAATGTTCTTTCCTAAAGTATCTAAACCACAAAAAGCAGAAGTTCAAAATGCTTTGACTAAAATATATCCTGGTTCAGTTCTAAAAAGATTCCAAGTATCATCATTTGATTCAACTGATTCATATATCAATGTTGGAACAGATGATATGAAAGAAGATTGGCAATCTGTAAACAGAAAAGATAAAACAGATGGATTAAGTCAAAAGGCAGTTGATGCATATAAAAGAGAAAATCCTGGTTCTAAATTAAAGACTGCAGTAACAACCAAACCATCAAAATTAAAGGCTGGATCTAAATCTGCAAAAAGAAGAAAATCATTTTGTAGTAGAATGAAAGGAATGAAGAAGAGACTTACATCTGCTAAGACTGCAAGAGATCCAGATTCAAGAATAAATAAAGCACTTAGACGTTGGAATTGCTGATCTAAAAAATTATGAGTGAAATCTATCTTGGTAATCCTAATTTAAAAAAAGCAAATACCCC